CGCCGACCGCCTCCAGACCGAACGTCAGATAATTGGTGCAGGACTGGTCAAGGAAGATCAGGTCGATTCGAAGGACGCCGACAAGGACGAAGATGATGAGGACGGAGAAGCGGGCAAGGTCGTCAAGGAAAAGTCGGGCGGGTCCACTATCGACTACGGGTTCACGAAAGAGGGCAAGGTCGTCAAGGAAAAGTCGGGCGGGTCCACTATCGACTACGGGTTCACGAAATAACATGTTTGCTAACGTCTTTGAGGCGTTGCTCAATGAAGGTCCGCACGAAGGTTGGACCGCATTTGAAGTGCAACGAGTATACGATGACGTAATAGAGCGGTGGCCGCATCTCTCACCAAATGAATGGGTGCGAGAAACCGAAACCCTACTGAACATTCGCAATTTGGTTGTGAACAACAACGGGCAAGTTGCCGCCTATCGGAGCTAGTAACATGAATTTTGCACAAGCAGCAGCACAAGTACGAAAACAACAAGATGCCCGACTTTTGCAAGAAGCTCCTGAGAGCACGCTCACTCAGGTCATGTCACTGTCAAACGCCTTGCATCCCGAAGATAAATTGGAAGCGGCGATGCACATGCTTCGCGCCGTTGTGCGCCACACCAGTTCGGATGTCGGGGCTCGCACGAAGATCGAAGCGATAGTCAAGACGCTTGACCGCATTGCGCAAAACGGACTCTAAATGCCTATGAAATTCCTCAAAGAAGTCTACGACGCCATCGAGCCGCAAGTGCTCCTTGAAGCCACCAGTGGTGAGAAGCAGTATACCATTGAAGGCATCTTCCTTCAAGCGGAAGTACGCAACCGCAATGGACGCCTCTATCCATCCGCCACCATGGCACGCGAAGTCGAACGCTACAACAAAGAATTGGTCTCACAAAATCGTGCGCTCGGAGAACTCGGACATCCCGATGATCCGCACATTCACCTGGAGCGCGTCTCGCATTTGATTACCAGTCTCAAGTCTACCGATGGGAAAAACTGGATTGGAACCGCCAAGATCATGGATACGCCTAATGGTAGAATTGTCAAGGCGATGATTGATGAGAAAGTCAAGTTCGGGGTCTCCTCACGAGGCGTCGGATCGTTGCGTCCATCCGCTGATGGGAATGTGGTTGGTGAGGACTTCTTTCTGGCAACCGCAGGAGATATCGTGGCCGACCCAAGTGCTCCCGATGCGTTCGTGCGCGGCATGAATGAGCAGAAGGAATGGGTTTGGAACAATGGCATATTGATGGAATCCACAGTCAATTCCATTCGCGAGCAGCTTCGTCACGCTCCGCGAAAGAAGGTGGGCCTCAAGAAAATCGCTGAAGAAGTCGCATTCAAGCAGTTTCTTGACGCAATCTCCGTAGAGACGCAGGGACGAAAGAACCGGTAACGCTAAATAAAAGCCAGTGAATGGCACACTTTTCTCCAATTGGAGTTTCAAATGGCATCAGACCTCGTAAACAGTACCGCTAAGTCGCAGCTATCGCACCGCAACCAGGAACCCACGCACCTCAAGGGTGGGGAATGGGAAGTCCTTGGTGGGCGCTCTGTTGACACTCCCGCCAACGACCCGGCCACAACTCCTAAGGCTGGTGGCCCAAAGTCAGCGGATACCAGTGTCCCACGCTCTGTTGCAGCAGAGAAGTCGCATCTCCCAAGTGCCGATTCCATCGAAGATAAGTTGGAACTCGCGTTCGGTGAAGAAGCAGACCACACGGACGTGGACGACCTGGACAAGGAACTCGATGACCTTGACGACCTGAAGGAAATTGAAATTGAAGTCGGAAAGAAAGATGACGACGACGACGACAAGAGCGACAAACCGAAGGTCGATGAAGCCACCGAGGACGACGACCCAGATGGCGGCAAGGGCTACAACTTCGACAAGAAGGACGTTGACGAGGACGATGACTCCGAGGACGACGACGATAAGAAGGACCTGAAAGAGGACGACGACAATCCTTTCGCGAAGAAGAAGGACGACGACGACGACGATCAGGACGACGAGAAGAAGGACAAGAAGGACAAGACGAAGATCACCGTGTCCGAGGACGACGAGGAAGATGACGACAAGAAGAAGGTCGAAGAATCATTCCGCGTAGTCATTTCAACACCAGCAGCGAACCTCTTTGAATCTGCTGGACTTGCCCCAAAGACACAGAAGAAAGTCGCCGTTATTTTCGAGCAGGCAATCCGTAGCAATACGAAGCAAATTGCCAAGCAACTCCACGAACACTACGCCAAGAAGTACCGTCGGCAGATTAACGAGCGCGACGGCGCCGTGCAGAAGCAAGTAGACGCCTACCTCAGCTTCGTTGTCGAAGAATGGATGAAGCACAACAAGGTGGCCGTTCGTACCTCGCTTCGTGCGCAGTTGGCCGAAGAATTCATGTCGGGCCTCCAGAATTTGTTCAAGGAGCACTATATCGATGTGCCCGAGAGCAAGATCGATGTGGTCAAGCAGCTTTCACGTCAAGTCGCCTCGTTGAAGGAAAACGTCAACGGACTGACTGCCGACCGCATCAAGTTGCGCCGGCTCGCAGAATCCGCGAACAAAGCTCGTATCGTGGCAGAGTTTGCCACAGGAATGAGTTCGAACGAAACCTCACGTCTCGGAAAACTTGCCGAAGATGTGAAGTATGAGAATGCCAAGGACTTCCGTGGCAAGCTCGCGTTGCTCAAGGAGAACTACTTCGGAAAGAAGGACGGCGCGTCCTCCTTGAAGCATCTCCCTGAAGAAACCCTTGTTGGTGAAGCAAAACCAGCAACCACCACGGACCCGAATGATATCGGCTCGATTGTTGCGGCGTCCATTGCACAGCAAGCGAAGTCGAACTGGTAATCACGTAGCGATATCGGTTTTCTAAATAACAATCGAACGCTGCGGAAAAGCAGCATCACAAGTCAAGTTTGGAGACGACACAAATGGCAAACCAAGTAGTTCTCAATGAAGATGTAAAGAAGCGTTGGGCGTCAGTCATTGACCACGCCGACCTTCCTGCAATCAAGGAATCGTGGAAGAAGAAGGTCACGACTATTCTTCTTGAGAACACGTTCCAAGAAATGCTCGTTGCGCGTCAACAGCAACAGGGATACCTCACAGAAGATGCACCAGGCAACTACAGCGGTGGTGTCACACCATCAACGTCGTTCCCGAATGCGACGAACCTCAAGGGATTTGATCCAATTCTGATCTCGTTGATTCGTCGTTCGATGCCGAACCTGATCGCCTATGACCTCTGCGGCGTCCAGCCAATGACGGGTCCTACGGGCCTCATCTTCGCGCTCAAGTCGCGTTACACCAGTCAGGGTGGAACAGAAGCGTTGTTCAACGAAGCGAACACCGGGTTCACGAGCGCCGGCTTGGGTAGTCCCACAACGCAGACGGGTACTCAGAACCCTTCTGCTAACACTGACGAATCGGGTCTCTCGAATAGCTCGAACTACACCTACGCAGGTGGCATGTATACGGGCGTTGGAGAAGGACTTGGTACCGCGTCGAACACCGCTATTCCAGAAATGGCGTTCAGCATCGACAAGGTGACCGTGACCGCCCAGACGCGCAAGCTCAAGGCGGAATACACGATTGAAATCGCACAGGACTTGAAGGCGGTTCACGGACTCGACGCAGAGACGGAACTTGCCAACATTCTCTCGGCTGAAATCCTCGCGGAAATCAACCGTGAAATTGTCCGCACGATTTACTTCTCGTCTGTCGCCGGCGCGAACAACAACACGACCTCAGCAGGAACCTTTGACCTTGACACGGACAGCGACGGACGCTGGCTCGTGGAACGCTTCAAGGGCATGGCCTTCCAGATTGAACGTGAAGCCAACGCTATCGCGAAGGCCACTCGTCGTGGGAAGGGCAACATCGTGCTTTGCTCGTCGGACGTAGCAAGCGCACTGGTGGCTGCCGAACTGCTCCACTACGAATCGCCATACAATGCGAACTTGACCGTTGACGACACGGGCAGCACCTACGCTGGCGTGTTGCTCGGACGCTTCAAGGTTTACATTGACCCATACGCTCCAACCGCCGCATCGTCTGCCACGCACCACTTCGTTGTGGGCTATCGTGGACAGTCGCCATATGACGCTGGGTTGTTCTACTGCCCATACGTTCCGTTGCAGATGCTCCGCGCTCAGGACCCTGGTTCGTTCCAGCCAAAGATCGGATTCCAGACCCGCTACGGCGTCGTCGCGAACCCGTTCAGCAACTCGGACGGCACCTCGAACGGTCAGATTGTTTCGCGCACGAATCAATACTACCGTATCGTCAAAGTCAAGAACCTCATGTAATTGAGGTCACTTGCGACTCGCAAAAGCCCGATGTCTGTGACCCAGCATCGGGCTTTTGTGGTTTCATAGGAGGTCGTCATGGCTTGGTATCAATTCTGGAAGAAGAAACCCACCGCAAATACCCCCGCCGTTATCCCTGGGTTCACCGAAAATTTTGATCAACGGACCTTCGCGAACAACACCAACTGGTTGATTTCCGATTGGGGCGCCCCAGGCGGCGGCGTATTCTCTCCCGCGAAAGTCGATCTCGCCAGTGGCATGTTGCGCATCACGATGACGCAAGCGGGCGGCAATTCTGTGGGTGGGGAAATCCAATCCTATCAGAAATTCAGCTACGGGACATATGAATGGACCGCCCGTATGTCCTCGACCGCAAACACCCCACTCGCACCAGGGATTGCGGTCTCGGGCAGCGTCTCGGGGCTCTTTAATTTCTACAACGATTCGCAAACAGAAATTGACTTCGAAGCCCTGGGTGACCGCCCCGCGCGGCTATACTTAACCAATTGGAACCTTCCGCAGGCGCAAGGGGTTCGTCAGCAAGCCTCTGATGTCCCGATGCTCGCGGGATCAATGCTATTCAATCGGTACAAGTATGTGTGGCGGGCAGGACGCATCGACTTCTACGTGAACGATATACTGGTCAAGACGCATACGCTGAACGTGCCGACGGCCCCTGCGCAAGTGCTCATCAATCATTGGGGCACCAATGATCCGTGGTGGGGTGGCATATTTACGCCTGGCACACGGTATCTCTACGTCTCTAAGTTCACCTATACGCCATAAATACCAGTATGTTGTTGAAACTCAAGCCCTATCTCCCCTATGTCGCTGTCCTGATCTCCGTGCTCGGGCTCCTCGGGCGAGGTAAGCAGATGTATGACGCGCATGTGATTGCTGACCAACAACATATCCGACTAGACGAGGCGCGCGACGAACGTATTCGGGTGTTGCAACATATCATTGGCAGCGAGCTTCCGCAATACACACTCGCCATTTGGCCACCGAAGGAATAACATGTCGCTGGATCTCTTTCAAGCACCGTATGAGCCCACGGCGCGCCCACAAAGCGTGTCCACGTTGCTCAATAACCATTTCAAGTTCGTCATCGAGGCCCTGCCCGATCTGACGTTCTTCGCACAGTCGATCCAACTTCCTGCCGTTGTTGGTAATATCGTAGACCGGCCCAATCCCTTTCGCATGATCAAAGAAGTCGCGGACCATTTGAAGTATAACGACTTCGATGTTTCCTACAAAGTGGACAACGCCTTCAAGACCTACTACAGCCTCTACTGGTGGATGTGCGGCTACGGGTTTCCTCGCAGCTATGAAGAGGTGGAGGCCTTTCGTGAAATTCGCAAATCGCGAATCGCGAACCCTCGTCCTATCATTCGCGAAATCGAAAAGACCAGTGCGGCCCTCTATATTCTCCAACCCGATACCAATAGCACACTTGTGACCGTGCGTTATGAGGACGTGTTCCCCGTCGCGCTCGGAGAACTTCAATTTGAAAGTACCGATAACGAACCAGTGGAGGTCAAATGCCGCGTCACCTTCGCGTGTAACGGGTTTGATATCCACTTGCCGGTATCCTAAATATCACGAATTCGCTAACTGAGGACTATTATGCCAACACAAGAAGGAAAACTCGGAATGGGCGGAGAAGTCAGTCTGCGCCGCGGACGCAATCTCGGCGATCTTGCTGTTCAGCAGGGTCCAGGCTTGCTCTGGAAGGCGCGCAACTTCTTTGGGGGGCACTATCGAGGCCTCGCACATACCCTCGCCACAGACCTCTCTGGCCGTCTGCTTGGACACATGCACATGCAGTCGGAACTTGTCGGGCGCGTGTTGCGTCCGAACCTGGCAGAACTCGCACCTGAGCAGATTGCCAAGCTCCGTCGGTTGCTCGCGGACAACGTGGACGTGCGTAGATTGGCGTCTCCATTCCACGCAGACGTGGTAGACTATGGCACGTTGTCGCTTCGCGTGGTCACGACCACGGGTGTGACGTATCTTGCCAATAACTTCGCTGCCAGCGGACAATTGATTGCCAATTTCAAATTCCACGGCTTCGGCAGCGGCACAGGCGCAGAAGCGGTCGGCGATACGACATTGGGTACCGAATACACGACAGAATACGCCTCGGATAGCATCCGCCCGACAGGATCGCAAGCATCGGCAGCGGGTGTCTATACGACCGTCGGGACCTTCAGTCCAGACAGCGGGGGCACCCTGTCCGTGACCGAACACGGCATCTTCTCGGCGTCGGCGTCGGGCACGCTATGGGATCGCTCAAAGTTCTCGGTCGTCAGCTTGGTCGCGGGCAACGATTCGCTCCAGGTCACCTACAATTTGACTTGCACGGCTGGCGGCTAACTAGCGGCTTCCACTGAGGACCAATGATTATTCTGGCCAGCACAAGCGACAAAGTTCAACTGATTACCGGTGGCACCGAGACGGTGGATATCCATACCTCGTATATGGATTACAACGGTACAACGGTGACCCCTGGTCGGAAGAATAGCAATGTATCCAGTGCCGTCACAACGGACATTGTAGCCGCGCCTGGCAGCAGCATCCAACGAAACGTCAAGACGATCAACGTCCGCAACAAAGACGCCGCGCCAGCCGCGATTATCATTCAACATGTGGACGGCGCGAACACGGTAGAACTGTTCTCTACGTCCCTGTTGGCAAACAGCGAACTTCAATATACAGATGCCCTCGGGTGGCTTCAACTTTAAGATATGGCCAAAGGTAAGCTCAATACACTTTCCGATGCGATTTCGGTCGTGTCGAATGCTGTCTCGGTAGAACTTTCCGCACGCACCGCCGCAGATAATGTTCTGTCTACGGCCATTAGCGTGGTGTCTCAAGCTGTGTCTGTGGAAACCGCGGCCCGCATCGCTGGTGATAATGCGCTGTCGCAAGCGATCAGTGTGCTTTCACAGCAAATCTCTGTTGTCTCCAACGCGGTCAGTGTCGTCTCGCAAGCTCTATCAGTCGAAACCGCCGCTCGGGTGGCTGCCGATAACACCATGAGCCAGGGTATCAGTGTGGTGTCCCAGGCATTGTCCGTAGAAACCGCCGCACGCATTGCCGCAGATAATACTCTAAGCCAAGGCATCAGCGTCGTTTCGCAAGCGTTATCTGTTGTCTCCAACGCGGTCAGTGTCGTTTCGCAAGCTCTATCAGTCGAAACGGCTGCGCGGGTGGCTGCGGTGAACACCGTGTCCAATGCGGTGAGCATTGTCTCGCAAGCGTTGTCCGTAGAAACCGCTGCCCGTATCGCTGCTGATAACACCCTCAGTCAACAAATTTCGGTCCTGAGCCAACAAGTATCGGGACTGAGCCAACAGGTATCCGTCCTTTCAGTTGCGGTGAACACCGTGTCCAATGCGGTGAGCATTGTCTCGCAAGCGTTGTCCGTAGAGACGGCCAATCGGGTCTCAGCCGCGAACGTCATGAGCCAGGGCATCAGTGTCGTGTCTCAGGCATTGTCTGTGGAAACCGCCGCGCGGATCGTCGCCGTGAACACCGTGTCCAATGCGGTGAGCATCGTGTCGCAAGCTCTGTCGGTCGAAACCGCTGCCCGTATCGCTGCTGATAACACCCTCAGTCAACAAATTTCGGTCCTGAGCCAACAAGTATCGGGACTGAGCCAACAGATTTCGATCCTGAGCCAACAGGTGTCGGGCTTGAGCCAAGCGGTCTCGGTATTGTCCGTTGCCGTGAACACCGTGTCCAATGCGGTGAGCATCGTGTCGCAAGCTCTGTCGGTCGAAACGGCAAATCGTATTTCCGCGGCGAATGTGATGAGCCAAGGCATTAGCGTTGTCAGCCAAGCGTTGTCCGTAGAAACCGCCGCTCGGGTGGCTGCCGATAATACCATGAGCCAAGGCATCAGTGTGGTGTCGCAAGCTCTGTCGGTCGAAACCGCTGCCCGTATCGCTGCTGATAACACCCTCAGTCAACAAATTTCGGTCCTGAGCCAGCAGGTGTCAGGCTTGAGCCAATCGCTGTCGGTGCTTAGTCAAGCGGTATCGGGCCTCAGCCAAGCGGTGTCTGTTCTCTCAGTCGCCGTTAATACGGTGTCCAACGCTGTTAGTATTGTGTCCCAAGCTCTCTCGGTAGAAACCGCAAACCGTATTGCTGCCGATAATACTTTGAGTCAGCAGATTTCGGTTCTTAGTAACCAAGTCTCTGGTTTGAGCCAAGCGGTGTCTGTCCTCTCCAATGCGGTATC